TGATGGGCTTGGGTTACTATGTTGCGAGATATACAGCCAGCACATATAGGCTGCTTGCTTAGTTGGGTCTGTCGTACCTGTTGCCAGTGTCGGGTAGAGTATTGAGCGTTGCTCTCTCTCCTCTCGTCTGTTGGCGCCGTGTATCTGCTTACTGTGTCCCTGCCCCCGTGTTGTAGGCAATAGATAGTTACAGTGCGTGGGCTATTGCAGCCTAACTCCGCGCAGGTCGCTTGCTGTGGTACTGTCGGCATAGTGGTTAACGAATACATCAGTGAACACGATAGCTGGCAGTAATGAGCCTTCTACTGCTAGCTTGACATACTCTATGGTATCGGCTCGGCTACGTCCTGAGAGTACCGCTGTGGTATGACCCCACGGGCTACCCTCGTCATCGTAATGAATCTCCCTGATCTCGTAGTAGATACCAGACTCATCCTCTAGCTTAACCATTCTCAACGTCCAGTTCATCTTCTACCTCAATTTATAACGGTCCCTACACGGCGCACATACGGACTCAATAAGGCGTCCACTGTACTCCCCACATAGAGTACACTCTCCGGGTTCACCCTTCGCCAGCGGCTTCCTAGCCTGTTTAATCAATATGTCAAGCCGTTGTTGCGCTTGGTCATTCCCTATATCAGCTTCGTCCATCTACCATTCTCTGTCGATAACAAAATATCTTGCACTTGCAGCCCCCATCTTGCACCTCATTAATACCATAGGTTCGGAATCGTGCTACCAGTTCCTTTCTCGCTTCTTTGCAGCGTTCCTTCGATATTAATCGTTCTCGACAGTTGCGGCAATTGAATTGGTATAAGCCAGAGTTAGGGTTCTTCTCTGCTATCTGGCACTCAGGACAGTTCAAATTCCAAGCCCGTAGCCTCTAGCGTAGCCTTCTTGCCCGTGAACTCTTGCCAGCGCCTGACGATTACATCGCAGTATTTAGGGTCTAGTTCCATTCCATAGCAATTCCTTTCTGTTTTTTCTGCGGCAATTACAGTTGTCCCGCTTCCACAAAAAGGCTCAAATATAACTCCCGAGTTGACATTAACTAAAGCAATTCCCTTTTCCGGCAATTCAACCGGGAAGCAAGCCTTATGATTTTCTTGCTGCGCGTTTGTGTTGCTTACTTGCCAGAAATTGCTAATGACATTTTTAGTATTAAGGCTTTGTTTATTAGTCGACAAAACGTAAATTGGTTCCCAATCGCGCATTAAGGAACCTTTGAATGGGATAGTGCTGCTTTTTTTCCAGCAAATTTGCTCTACTAGATAAGGCAGTCTCCCAGATATTTGCTGTATATATTCAAATCTTGATTTGGCGTTATAACTTACATTCCAAAAAATAAAGCCGTCAGTTACTGCGAAACATATTTCCAATACAGAAGCGGCAAAATGTACATAATCACACGATGGAAGTTTATCCGAATATCCTTCTGAGTATAATTTAACGCTTTTCTTACCATTAAATATATCTCCCTGACCAGCTTTTGTATCTGCGTTATATGGTGGCGATGTAAATACCATATCAGCTTTTTGCCCATTCATCAGCTTCTCTACCGCATCAATACTGGTCGAATCTCCGCACATAACCCGATGCCTATCTAGCAGCCATACATCTCCTAGCTTAGTGATCGGAGTCTCTGGCACCTCAGGTACAGCGTCCTCGTCCGTTAACCCCTCGGTTATCTTTGGGTTTAGTTCCGCTATTTCATCAACCGTAAATCCCGTCAAGTCCATATTGACCCCAAATTCCGTCAGTTCGGTTAACTCTAGGGCTAGAAGTTCCTCATCCCATCCAGCGTTCATAGCGATCTTATTATCTGCAATGATGTAAGCCCTTCTCTGCGTGTCTGACAGGTGATTAAGCCTAATACACGGGACACTATCCAATTCAAGTTTCCGCGCAGCCAAGACCCTCCCGTGACCTGCTATGATGCTCGACTGCTCGTCTATTAGAACAGGATTGTTAAAGCCGAACTCCCTAATACTTGCCGCGATCTGAGCGACCTGCGCTTCAGAATGAGTCCGGGCGTTATTTGCGTATGGGATTAATGTCTCAATGCCGATCTGTTCAACCTGCATTTACGAATCCCTCAATAGCCCCTGCTTTTACTGCTGGTACTGACATTCTGACGCGATGATAAGTGTATGACCAGACCTCTTTTCGCCCTCTGATCTCATCCGACTTGATCCTAACTCGTGTGACGTACCGCTGCTTTAACAGGTAGCACATGACCATAGAGATTTCATTAGACTTTAAGGCAGTCTTTTCTGCGATCTGGGCCAGCGTTATCTCGCCAACATGATCTCGTAGTATTGCTCGTATTTTTACCGCTGCGTTCGCCATTCAAATCCTCTATGATGTAGTAGATACGGCAGTATTATATCTCATATAACCACCGCAGCTATGACACATATTAGACCGCCAACGGATGCTACGAAAGCCACTTTGATCCATAGCACGAGCCTTCGGTCATCCTCATCCCAACTACTTGAGATATAGCCCCGCCCTATGCCGCGAGGAGCGTTTAGGTAGGGTAGATACCCATCGTAGTTCTTGCTGCGTTCTGCGCCTTCTCGTGACGTTCTAGGGCTGCTATTGTAGTTAGAGTTCATGTGTTCTCCTTGTCGTAAGGAATTAAAAACCGCCTGACGTCGTAAGCAATCAACGCCACTCTGGCGTCAGACAATTTGTCTATCAAAACACCATTATCCTGAGCAGATACCCAGCTATCCATCGCATCATCAACCGCCTTCACCAGTTCCTCTCTTGTACTCATTAGAAGTCACCTCTGTTTAATGGTTCTGCCTGTCCGTAGCGTGGATCGTCCATTATCTCGTCAATGCCCAATTCGTCATCGTCTCGCTCTAAATCATCTTCCTTTGCCCACATTTCTTCTAGCTGATCTTGATCTAACTCAGATAAGTCTCTCTCGTCGCTTTTATCGTCCTCTCTCGCATCCTCATATTCTTTGATTATTGCTATATACGATTCCAATAGCTGTTTTTGAGTCGCTTCATCGGCTCGGCTGTATGACAGAACAAGCCGAGCCATTGATACCTGATAGTCAGTTGTAGACTGATTTAATATTTTTCCGATGTCCATTCTATGCTCCTAACAAGATTGAGAGATGTATGAGGTAAAAGCAACCGCCATTACTATCAGTGCGATTATAACCCACGGCGTAGGCTCGAATGGTGGGCGGGGTGGGCGTGGAAAGAACTCGTCGTATTTACTCATCTTACCCCCCCGGCATATCCCATCGAAACATCCCTATTACACCGCGCCACATTATATAACTCCTCTGCTACCATAACCGCATCCCAAGCCTCGTCGGTAGGCTCCTCTATGTATGCCGCTTTACAAGTTCTTCTGACATCCTCTGCCGCAACAAAAACCCGTTCTATTTCGGATCGCTTTGCTTTCGTTTTCATTTGTTATCTCCTGAGAACCCCCCGAAGGGGGAGGGTGGTTAGTAAGAAAAAAATCCGGCTTGGCTGACTACTCCTAGATACCCGCCAACTGATGTTTTTCTGTTAACGAGTTCGTTCAAATTTACAGCACCGATCCACCTGCCCCACGCTGCATTGAATACGACAATGTATTCAGCTTCGTTCCCGGCTCTGTCGAAATGTCTACCTGCGAGTTTAGCTACAGTAGAGGTAGCTTTCTCAGCAGCGGCTTGCGTCTTGTAATTCTTGCACGGGTTAGCATTGGTGGCTCTGTATTCTTCTACTCGTGCAATCAAGTTGTCTATGATATTCATGATTATTGCCCCTTCACAAAAGCTACTGCATCAAAGATTGTGTAGAATCTTGCTATCACATTACGGCGTTCGTTTCTAATGATCCAGACTGTGATTCCGCTTTTTACTGTTGAAGTTCTTTGTATTGTTAGCATTTTGTATCTCCTGTTTAGGGCTTCAAAATGAATCCCGATGTAGAAATATTATAGAGATGTATTAGAACTGTCAACACTTTTATAATACATTTATTTCTTTAATAGAATCAATATATTACAAAGGCTTTCCCGCTTCCCGCTTTGCCCTTTTTGATATGTTTCGGTGCAAGCGGGTAAAAGACAGTCTCCGCCGGACACGGATAATCTGAACGAAAAAAAGGGCCACGATTTCTCGTAGCCCCCTTTCCCTTTGCTGCTTTGATGGAGGTGTCGCAACTACCAGATTACGACTCTTTCATTATATATCAGAATGGCAAATCGTCCGGCATATCATCGAAAGCGGATTTGTAAGGGTCTGATTTATCATCTTTCATAGGAACTACGTTACCCGTCTCTTTTGTTTTTCCTCCCAAAAACTGCACTGTATCAGCCGCGATCTTTGTAGAGTATTTCGTTACACCAGACTTGTCCTCGTACCTGTCCGTTTGCATCCGACCCTGCACGAACACCTGCGACCCTTTGCTAATATGACTGGCACAAATTATTGCCAGATTTCCAAAAGCCGTAATATTGATCCACTCTACGCCCTCTTTGGTCTTAGTTTTCCAATCACAAGCAATACTAAACCTAGCTACAGAATCGCCCGCTGGCGTGACTCGCAATTCCACATCCTTTCCAAGCCTACCGATAAAGCTACATTGATTTAAATCAGACATCCCGTTTTCTCCAGTTGAATTAACGAATTTTCTACTTCGCTTAAAAATTTATGCACTTCCGTTTCCATCCTTTCTATTAGATCATCATCCCGATCTAGCCTGACTATAAATAGCTGTAGATGATTCGGCACTCTAGGGTCAAACGATACAAAGTCGCACCAAGCCCGACCCGTTACCCACATCTGGGTCTGCATCTGATTGATGTAAGCAGCCGGGGCTTTCTTATCGAGCAAATAGCCTAAGTGCGTCTGTGTATTAGGACACTTGATTTCTAATAGCCCTCCTGTATCGTTCAGAAGCCCATCAGGTGAAGCCCCAAGCCATTTTATCGTGGGGTGAGTATAGAACTCAGCCTCGTCTACAATACGCCCTGTATCGGCTGCATATCGCATCCTAGCGAAAGGCTCCTGTTCTGTACCCCACTCCATCGCCGCACTAGAAAAACTTTCCGATACTCGACCAGTAATACGTTCTGCAATGATCTGCATCCTGTATTTAAGGCG